CGGCGAAGTAGTCACAGAAGAAAACGCGATGAAATGTTCCGCCGTTTTCGGCTGTGTCCGCATCATCTCTGAAAGTGTGGCTTCCCTGCCGTTATTCACATATGAAAGATTGGAGCCGAGAGGAAAACGGCGCGCGACGAATCACTATCTTTATCCCTTACTTCACCGCCGCCCAAATCCCGAAATGTCGGCTCTTAACTATATTGAGACTATTATTGCCCACATTTGCTTATGGGGGAATTCCTACTCCGAAATCGTCTATCGGGGCAACACAGGACAAGTTAAAGAATTGTGGCCCTTACTGCCCAATAAGATGCGTGTGGAACGGAAAAACGGAATATTACGATATATTTATATCCTGCCAGACAACACAATAAAAATTATGCCCCGGGAACGAGTTTTACACATTCCCGGCCTGGCGTTTAACGGGCTTATCGGCCTTTCTCCTATTGGCTACGCGCGGGAAGCTATTGGCCTGGCGCTTGGCACGGAGAAATTCGGCGCAAAGTTTTTCGGCAACGGCGCGCGACCGGGCGGCGTATTGGAACATCCCGGAGAGTTAACAGACCCGGCGTGGAAGCGGCTGTCAGCATTTATGCAAAGGGAACATTCAGGGATTGATCAAGCCCACCGCTTGATGATCCTAGAAGAGGGTATGAAATACCACTCCATCGGCATTCCGCCGGAAGATGCGCAGTTTCTATCGACGAGAGAGTTCCAAATTGCCGAAATAGCACGAATTTTTAAAGTACCATTACACCTGCTACAGGAACATTCTAAAAGCACGACCTGGGGCAGCGGCATTAAGGAAATGAACATCGGTTTCCTGATCCACACTCTCCGGCCGTACCTTGTCCGAATCGAACAGGCGATCTCCTGCCAACTCATCCCGGAAGCAGAGCAAGAGAAGTTTTTTGCAGAGTTTTTGGTTGAAGCGCTACTTCGCGGCGATACAGAAAGCCGCTATAAAGCCTATGCCACGGGTAAGCAATGGGGATGGTTGAATACCGACGATATCCGCGAATTAGAAAACATGAATCCGCTCCCGGACGAGCAGGGACAGGACTATTGGATGCCGATGAACATGGTTCCGATGCGGCAGCTTTTGGAGGGAGGGTTACCGCCGCAGGAGCCTCCTGCCGCTCAAAACTCCCGCTCCGAGATGCGGAACAAGAACCCGAGTTATGCAATACTTCGAGGTCGGACGGCCAATTCATATAAGCCTATTTTTCGTGACATCGCCGCGCGCATCATTAGACGTGAACGGGCGGACGTGTTGAATAAGGCAAAGAAAATGTTTCATAAGCAAAACGAAAGATCGGCAAATAACCTCGACACCTTCCTCCTGTGGTTGGAAGAATTTTACCGCGGCCACGCCAAATATGTCCGGCTGCAGATAGCTCCCGCTATAACCGCCGTTTCCGAGGCGGTTTCTTCTTTAGCGGCGGAGGAAGTAGGGCTTGAATTTGATGATACCTTGATTACCCGGCTGCAAAAGTTCACGCAGGATTATATCGGCGCCTATACCTACCGTCATAATAAATCCTCCGAAGGCCAGCTAAAGAAGGTAATTCGGGAGGCCGTCAGGGATAACCGTGATATTGTGGAGGCGCTGGAAGAGAGGTTTGACCACTGGGAGGAACAGCGAATCGACCAAACGGCGGACAATGAAACGGTCCAATGCGCTTCCGCAGTGGCCAAGTTCATGTTTGCCGCCGCCGGAGTAACAAAACTGCGCTGGGTGGCGATTGGCGCTGATTCCTGTCCGTATTGCCGGGAGATGCACGGCAAGATCGTAAGTATCCAGGCGAATTTTTTAGACACTACCGACAGGTTGGAGGCGGAAGGCAAGGACGGCCCGCTTTCGACTTATAGGCCCGTAGGACACCCTCCGCTACACCGGGGGTGTGTTTGTTCCATAGAACCAGAATAAAAGGAGTTGAGCCAAAATGAATCAAGAAATCCGCGCGATTGCAACCGAGATCCGGGCGGTTGGCGATGATACTGAATCCCGGAAAGTATCAGGTCTTGGTATAGTTTATGACAAATGGATGGAGCTTTGGCCGGGCTTCCGGGAGAGAATCCTAAAGGGCGCGGCCAAGAAAGTGGATGTGGTGAAGAGCTACTTTAACCACGATCCAAACAATGTCCTTTCCACCGAGGAAAGTAACCCGCCGCTGGTGCTGCGTGAGACGGAAAACGGCATTGAATACGAGTCTCCGATCCCGCCCACAACTTACGGCAAGGACCTGGAGATCAACCTGACACGCAAAAACGTCAAGGGTTCCAGCTTTGCCTTTTCCATCCCGCAAGGCGGCGACAAGTGGTGGGAGGATGATGACGGAGTGGTTCACCGGGAGATCCGCAAACTCGTTTACTCCGAGATCGGCCCGGTGACTGATCCCGCCTATGTCCAGACTACCGCCGCCGTGAGAAGCGCGCGGGATGCCGTGAATGAATACCGCTCCCGCCTGGAAACGCTGCGTAAGAAGTTTCCGGGTGAAGCTAGGGCGGACGACGATACCAAGGTATGGACGAAGGACGCCGCCGCCGATTGGCTGAAGGACCATGACTTTAAAACCGGCGCTTACGAGAAAATGGCAAACTGGCATTCCTTTCGGCAAGAAGATCCCGACAAATACGATGACTTCCGCGTGGAAAACGAGCCGTTCGATTTTACGAAAAAGGACGGCGTGATGGTAATTTACGGGATCTTAGAGGAAGACGGCGAGCGCAAAAGCGAGATCCAAAGTATCCGCTTCTACCACGGCGAAGCGGACAAAGAAGAACAGGAATCCAAAGCCAAACAGGAATTTATTGAACTTGCCGCTATTGTTCAGCGGGCGCAACGCGGTGATCCTCTCACCGAGGAGGACTGCGAGAAAATAAAGGCGTCAATCAAGACACTGGAAGGCGTCATTCCATCCGAAGATCGGCAGAAGCCGGATTCGGACATAGACGGAACCCCTGAAGGGCCTCAGAAGAGGCTCTTTTTTATGGGCAAACGGCTGGAATGCGCTGAGAAATTATCTAAAGGAGATGAAATTCAATGAAAATTTTTGAACTCAAGCAAAAGCGTTACAATCTCGTCCAAGAAGCGCGTGATATATACGAAACCGCTGAACAGAAAAAGCGGGATGTAACGCAGGAAGAAGAAAACCGGTACAACACGATTATGGAAGAAGTGGATAAACTGGGCAAGGAGATTTTGCGGCGCGAGAAAGAGGAAAGGCTGTTTCTTGAAATCGAAGGCGATGATGAGAAGCGGGATGAACCGGCTAAGCCCGATCCCGGCACAGAGCAGCGGACAGTAAACAATGATCCGCGCGCGACTGAGGAATACCGCAAAGCTTTTATATCATTCCTTAACCGGGGGCTCAATCTGCTTCCCAGCGAAGATCTCAGGGCGCTGCAGGTGGGCAGCGATACTTCAGGCGGCTATGTTACCACGCCCATGCAGTTCGTGACCGAACTAATCAAAGCGGTTGACAACGCGACTGTGGTTCGGCAGCTGGCGACTGTCTACAACATTCCTACCGCCGTTTCTTTGGGCGCCGCTTCATTGGACGCTGACCCCGATGACGCCGACTGGACATCGGAACTTGGCACCGGCGATGAAGACAGCGCCATGAGATTCGGTAAACGGGAATTGCACCCCAGACCGCTCGCCAAGCGGATCAGGGTATCCAATCAGTTGCTACGTGTTGCGGCAATTGATATTGAGGCGCTTGTCCGCGATCGGTTGGCGTACAAATTCGCCGTGACCCATGAATCAGCATTCATGATCGGTTCTGGACACAACCGCCCCTTGGGACTGTTCACCGCTTCTAACGATGGAATCCCGGCAGGCGCTCCGTATGATGTTTCTACTGGTAATACCGACAGTTCCATCGGCGCAGACGGGCTGATTGAAGCGAAATACGGACTGAAGACTCAGTATTTGGCGCGGTCGCGATGGATTTTCCACCGGACTGCGATTAAGAACATCCGGAAGCTCAAGACCGGTGACGGCGACTATCTCTGGAAGGCCGGACTGTCCGACCGTCCCGACACGATCCTGGAAATTCCGTTTGTGATGAGTGAATACGCTCCGAGCACTTTCACCAGTGGCAGCTATGTCGGTATCATCGGCGATTTTTCGTACTACTGGATTGCCGACGCGCTCAGCATGACCATACAGCGGTTGGTGGAAATTGCCGCGCGCACCAACCAGACGGAATTCATTGGACGGCTGGAAACAGATGGGATGCCTATGCTGGCGGATGCGTTCCGGCGTGTGACCTTGGCGTAAGCCAAATAATCATTAAAGGAGTTGAAAAAGAATGAACGG